AATACAATGCGACCGATGGGGCCGTCCGTGTCGACAATGTAGTCCGTGTCGGCTGTCAACGTTGTTTCTGTGCCCGCGCTGTCTGTGTACTTAACCGAGGTCACAGATTGCAGTGGCGGGCGTGGCAGCTCGATCTCGCAGCCGGGAGGGAAACGCGCCGGGTATGCCTCAATGGTTTGTGTTGCCAAGGCGCGGCGCGTCACTCCCTCGCAGTATTCTCGGGCGGCGGTGATCAGGGATGATACAAGGCTTTGCTCGTCAAGCTCGTCGGGCGATACCCTGATGTGGGTCAGCGCGTCAAGCAGCGTGACAGGTTCTGTTGATACCGGGGTTATGATTTTGTAGTTCATTTTACCCCCTTACCGGACGTACAAATGTACAATCCCTTTCCCGCCACTTCCTGCGCCCTCAACATATAGGGTCAACTTGTCGTTCGCTACAACTCCGAGGTTTGAGGCAAGCACCTGCTCGGCGTTTGCGGCGTCGCGGTCTTTCCCCGCGGCCATCAGCACATCCGCGCTGTCTTCGTCGTAAACATACACGTCGTAATTGTCTGACGGAGCGGTTGTAGCGTCCGGAATGGTGACAAGGCGCACGATCTCGCCGTTATAAGCCTTGCCTGTGACGGCTCCCACTGTAGTTGTTGCCACTTTTCCGTCCGTGTGAGCTGTCCATGCCCATGTGATCTTCTTGATCACGCCTAAAGTTTCTTCGGTTTTTGTTACTTCTGCAGCCATTTAATCACCCGCCCTTATGCCGGAAGGGTGACGCCCTTGGAATAAAACGGCATCAGTAGCACTTTACCGACGGTTTCGGACTTTGCTGTTACAACGCCGACCTGCTGTATTGAATCCCCCGCCGTTGCCGGCGCGGCCAGCGCCCACGCTCCGGCGGTCGCGTCTGACAGATAAACGGGGTCGCCGACGTTGCCGGCGTTCGTGTTTTGCCCGGTCAGCTCATACGCGCCGACGACGGTTCCCGCCGCTGCGCTTTCAATCGCCGCGGGGGCGACGAACCAGGCGACCTTCAGGGGGTTAGCCCCGTCCGCGTCAGCTTTGCTTACCTTTATCTTCCCGCTCGTGGCGTCAAAGCCTGCCGGATAGACGAGATCGCCTTTTGCGATGCCTTCACCCGCGATAACGGCGATTGTCGGGTTGACCTCACCGCCCGAAAGAGAACCGACAACGTCACCGGTTACATCGCCCGCGACGTCACCGGTGACGTTTGCTTCAATCCCGCTCTCTGTGATTTTCAGCACGGTTGTTCCGGACGTGACACCGAAAAATTCAAGCAAACCGGAAACCCATTTTGATCTAATTTTTGTCATGACTATCCTCCATCCCTTTTGGGGTGTGCCCTGGTTGGGCAAAATTAAGGGGCAAGTAATCGCCCCTACGCTATGGCTGTTGCGTTTTCAGATCCCGCATATCTCGACCCGGAGAGGATTGCCACAGCGGACCCGTAGGTCGCGCCACCGGGATCAGACCACTTGAGGCACAGGCACGGGTACCCGTCCGACAACTCCGCCGCGTCGATCTCGATGACATAGGTCGTGTTGTCGTTTGCAGATACGTCAATGCCTGCTGTGGTTGCGGTTTGTTTTGCGCTTAGAGTGTCACCTGCAGCGGCTTCCTCTTTGTAGTAAGTGAAGCCGATTGCAGTGTCGTTGGTTCCGTCAAGGTCATCACATTCCTCGATGGTGACATTCCCCGCATCCGCATTGGTCGACCCGCACGTTACGATGATCGTTGCGTGCGCGTGGTTTGCCATTGAGAAGATGTCCGAGGTCTTTCCTGTGTCAACATCCTGCGGAGGCAGAATGTTGATGACGTGCATGTTTTCAGCAATGTTCATAATTTCCTCCTATCTCGCTGCCAGAGCAACGAAGCTGGAGAGTGTGCGGGACGCTGTGCCCTTGTAAGGCGTAATCGCCTTGTCAAATAGCGGCTGCCCGTCCACCCTGTAAGTTACGCGGAACGTCATTTCGTCATAGGCGAACTTGACGTGCATAGATGATGCGAAGTTCATGCCACCCTTGTCTGCCAGAAGGTACTTGGACATGTCGGCAAGCACGATGTCACCAACATCGCCGAGTGCGGAAGCCTGCTCAATCGGCATAACAGGTCTGCCGAACAGTGTCGCAAAAGGAGAACCGGAAACGCCATTTGCAGGCATGTAAACCGGAACGCCTCCCGTGCCTACGGCAAGATACATGCTGTAGAGCTGCGGCTCAATCTCCTGGTTGATCAACCACACGGCGTTTGAGCGGGAAGACGCAAGCAAGCGACTCCACATGTTCACAATGTTTTCGTAGACAACAGAGTCGTCGGCTTGTCCACTTTCCTTCGCCTGCGAAACAAGACACCCAGCGTTCAGGATTCCAAGGGGTTTCCCAACGCCATCGCCGCGGAATATAGCATCGTCGGAGAGGAACGCAAGCTCGTCGGAAAACGCCTGTGTAAGCACGCTGTTCATTGCGGAAGCGTCCTGAAGTAGCTCGTCAGTCGCATAATATAGCGCCATCAATTTGTTGAGGGTCAGCTCCATTTTGCGGAATTTCGGAGTTGATGTGGTAACGGTTCCGGCCTCTGCGGCCCAGTAACCCTGCACGCCTCCCCAGCGTGATCCGGTCGCCCTGCTGGACTCGTCTACGCCATTGAGCTTGATGCTATTCGCGTTCGCGCTGATGTTGATCTTGCGGCAAAGCTTTGCAAGCTGCCCGGTTTCAAAGACGTTCTTTACCAGCTCGGACGCAAAGTCCTGCTGAACAAGGAAGCCGCCTTCGGAGGGGATTGCTTCATTCGCGCCAGAAGCGTTCTGTACGGCAAGCAAACGATCATCAACCCTCGCACCGGGACGCGCAGAGGCTACAATTGCCTGCAGCTGCTCTCCGAAGCTATTGAACGGTCCTTTGTGGTCTTTCGGCTGCGCATAAACAGGATTGTTGATCGGCGCTTCATCGCCGTTCTCGTCGAACTTTTTGCCTTCCTCAGCAAGCTTCAGCGCCTCGATTCTCGCTTTGATGTTTTTGATTTCCTCGGTCTTTGCGGTGATTTCTTCGATTTTGCTTTCGTTCGTGAAAGCGGAAGCCTCTGACTGAGCTTTGTTCAAAGCTTCAATCAGAGCCTTCATTGCTTTGGATTTAAACATTCTCTTACCTCCAATTGGTCATAAAAATACCTTGGAAGCTTCGACCTCCAAGGCTAAGAGTGCGAGGGCTTTTGAATTGTCTGGCGGCTCCGGCGGACTATGTAAAGCAACAATGCGCTTTACTGCTTCGTTTGTGCTGTTTAAAATTGAATGCCGATTGAACGACATTTCAACCGGATCTGTGCTTTCGGCGTACAACATATCGTCTGCAAAGCCTTCGGCAATTGCTTTCCTGGCATTCATGTACGTTTCGCCGTCCATCATCTGCGAAAGCTTTGCGCGAGATCGGCCCGTTTTCAGCTGATAGGCGTTCATGATCGCTTCTTTGACTTCGTCGAGGATGTCCGCTGTTTTTCGCAGGTCGGAGGCGTAGCCGTAAGCTTCAGTCAGCGGGTTGTGAATCATCATAACCGACGAGGGAGACATCAGCACTTTGCCTCCGGCCATCGCTACGATCGTCGCCGCGCTCATGGCCTTTCCGTCGATCTTCACGGTTACGGGGCCTTTGTGTTCCATGAGTGAGTTATAGATACCCGTTGCCGCAAATACAGATCCGCCATAGCTGTCTATCCACACGGTTATGGGTTCCCCGCTGTGGTTGGCGAGTTCTTCGCGGAAGGCGTTTGGGGATGTCGCTTTTTCGCCAAGCCATTCGTAGAGCCACACATCGTCGTCGTCAACGATATCGCCTTCGATCCGCAGTTCTATTTCTTCCGGCTCTGTCTCTGTGGCGGCTTTCGCTCTAAAATTCCAAAACCTCAACCTTTTACCTCCTTTCCTCGATCATTTTGTATATATCATCCAGAACGCGACCGTAATTTGATGCGGGCGCGTTGGGATCGCTGCCTGCTTCGATCATGTTGGAGGGTTGCAAATAAACATCTCCGTTGCCGATCTGTGGCATGTTTTCCAGTTTCCGAATGTCGTTGACCGATAACCACCCCCATTGGCGACCATGAGCGTACGCCTGAGCTCTGCTTACTGCGTCGCCGCGGAGAAGTCCGTCAATCTTGTGTTCCAGGTAATACCCTTCTGCTCTATCTTCCGGTGAAAGCAGCTGTATGTTCATGTTGCTTTCGGCGCGTTTCCAGTAGGGCAGCATGGTATACATCACAAATTCAAGCGATTGATGCTCGATGTTATTGTTTGTGCTGCGGTCAAGTTTATTAACCAAGTGTTGCGGTACGCGGAAGATTCGGCAGATGTCCTCAATCTGAAAATTCTTTGATTCCAAAAGCTGTGCGTCTGCCGGGTTAATTGATATCGGGTTCCACTTCATGCCCTCTTCGAGAATCATTGGTGTTCCACTGTTTTTTAGGCTTGAATAGTTGTCCTTAACGTCTTTTTTCAGCCTTGCAAAAGACGTGTCCGTCAGCTGCTTCGGGCATTCAAGCACGCCGCTCGGCATGGCTGCATTTTTGTAAAAATTGATGCCGTATTTTTCATACGACAAGCCAAGTCTGATCGTTTCCGCCGCCATCGCAAGCGGCGACAATCCAACCACGCCATCAAAACTCAAATTGGGAATGTGCAGCACTTGGTTTCGCCTGAGCGTCTTTCCCGTCGGCTCTCCCGATATTTCGTAAACGAGTTTTAACGTCTCGCTGTCGCGCTTTATTCTCGTCGCTCCGTGTGGATATGGATACAGACCAAGCAACCGACCAGAAGCGGATACAAGCTTTTCGCACACCGCATTGCCGCCAGTGCATAAGTTTGCCATGATTGTTTCGCCGAATGTATATGGCGACATTTCATCGTTTGGGCGGTTGTGGAGAATGTCGTATAAATAGTGCTCCTCGACCGGCTCGCGCCCATCTTTGCTTTTTTTGTAGAGAATTATCGGTGCGCTTGCATAAGTTTCGGACAGGACGCGCACGCAAGCGTTTACCGCCGAATACTTCATTGCCATTTCCGTGCTAAACGCCCCTGCATCAATGTCGTCGCCCGATAAAAAAGCGCGGATATGTTCATCCACACTTCCCGTCATTAACACTTTTATTCTGCTCGCAAGGCTTAACTTCATGCCTTCATCTCCTATGCCAGTGATCTCATTCCCCGCGTCTCATAAACCGACCGCGCCGGTTCAAGCTTGATTGCTCCGTTCGCCGCGTTGATCAGTGCGACAATCGGGTCTATGCGGTCGATGGATTTATTTTTCATAGGCTTGATATTGTTGTTTCCGTCGGTGGCGACGATCACATTACCGAAGCACCAACGCCCCAGGGGGTTAGGCTGGTGACTGATTTGGAACGCACGGAACATTGTTTCCAGTTCGCTCATACCTGTGGTCATTCCGGCAATGGTCTGCGATATTTCTACAAATTTCGACGCTATCTCCGGGTCAAGCAATTGCTTCAAAATGTCGAGGTTCCACGGGTCGGCGCAATAATAGGCGACATCGTAAAGCGCCTCGTATTCCTCGATGCGCGATTTAATCACGCCATAATCGATCACGTCACCGGGCGTCGCCTTCAAGTACCGCTCTTTCTCCCAGCGGTCATATGTGATATGATCGCGCCGAATGCGCTCCTTCATGTTTCCCTCCGGTATGTATGCGTCAATCAAGAAACGCCAGTCCTCAACTTCACCCTGTGGAGGGAACAATGGAACCGTAGCGGCGAGGTCGATACGCCGCGCAAGGTCTATGCCCACATAGCACCGCTTCCCGAGTAGGTCCTTCGGCGACCATTCATGCAATCCGTTTTTTCCGGCTTCAGTCTGGTCCCACAGCGTAATCGGCAGCCATCCGATTTTTTTAAGCTGCACCCATTGGTTGAGGCGGAGCCAGCGGAAGTTTTTCTCGACGTGCGGGCTTGCTTTCGCCTCTGCCGCTTCTTCGCGCAACACATCTATGTTGATCGACACGCCGAGGGAGGGATTGACCGCATGCCACACAGCCTCGTCGTATATGTCAGCATCTTCTGGCGCGCCGTATATTTTTACGTACCATGTCGGCAGAACAATTTCACCGTCACGGATCTTACAGGCTTTTTCATGGACTTCCCAGCCGATGGATTTTTTATCCGGGTCATCACCCGCTGTGGTAATTACCCAATATAGCGGTTCGCGCCGGGCGGAGCCGGAACCAAAGGTCATAACGTCCCACAATTCGCGGTTCGGTTGGGCGTGGAGCTCGTCGAAGATTACGACTGTCGGGTTAATACCGTGCTTACTATACGCCTCGGCTGAAAGGACTGTCATCACCGTGCCGGTTTCAAGGTTTTCAATTTGTTTTAAGCTGTCGGTGACCTTGAGGATTCCGCCCTGCTTAGAATCCAATAGCGGGTCCTGCTCGATCATCTGCTTTGCGGCTTTATAAACAAGTCCGGCTTGCTTCTTTTCGGCGGCGCAGCAGTATATTTGCCCACCCGGAGGATCGCAGGTCAGATGATATATTCCGAGTCCGGCAATCATAGTTGTCTTGCCGTTCTTTTTTGGGATCTCCAAGTATGCGTATTTGTACTGTCTAAGTCCGTTTTCTTTGACTGTACCGTAAACATCCCAGATTATTTCATATTGCCAATCTTGCAAAACAAAAGGCTGTCCGAAAAAATCATCAGGCAGTTTCAAAAGCTGAATAAACTCAACAACTTCAAGCGCCCGGTCCTTGTCAATCACTTTGCATCAGCTCGCTTCGAGAGAAACGCCGCCATGCCAGTTTTGGTTTCCGCGTCCTGTTTTTTAGCAAGTCCCACTCGCGCTCTTGATACCGGGTCGAGCAGCAACGACTCCCCGTATTTTTTCATTTGCGCCGCAGCTTCGTTTGCAACGGTGAGCCACGGATTTTTTTTAGGCTTTCCGGGATCCGTTTTGCTTGCAACAACCTCGGACGTTTCCCTGACTTTTAGCATGGCCTTTCTGTATGTAGCCAACGATTCGCAGTATATTTCCAGTGCGTTTACGTCAAGGTCGCTTAATATGTTCGCGCTTAAATTTTTATATAAGGCTCGTATGCGCCGCCACTCTTTTTTTGCATCATCTGATAGGTGGGATGGGCATACCAACTTTGCATCCCCAGTCATTTTGGGCTCGTTTTTTCTGCGGGATCTTAATTCATCTTTCGTATATCTATCCTTTTCGTTTCCGCCCTCTATGACCTCGTATGGGTATGGTTTTCTCCCCTTCATCTTCACGTCCTCCGATCAGTAAACGCGCTCCGCTTTTTCTCCCGTTAAACGTTCCCAGCGCGTCACGATGACGTCGCAATATTTTTCATCGAGTTCCATCATGTAGCAGGTTCTTTCTAACTGCTCGCAGGCAATGAGAGTCGATCCTGATCCGCCAAACAAATCAAGCGCGACATCTCCGGATTTCGAACTGTTTTCAATCGCCCTGGCACATAATGCGATCGGCTTCATAGTCGGGTGCTCGCCGTTCTTCAGCGGCTTGTCTACACGCCAGGTCGTTGTAACTTCGTCGCTTGAAGCTTCAAGCACCCTATACTCCGGCACCTCAATGACAACTTTTTTCACTCCGTTGTTGTAAGTTAGTTGGAAAGCGCCCTTAATTTTGTTAATAAAAACCCCATCTTCTGACTTGATAACAGTAGACTGTTTTCTGCCGCCATACCAAGTATGCGCCTTACCAGGCTTCCACCCGTAAAGAATCGGCTCGTGTTGCCAATGGTGATCTTGTCGGCCCATTACGATAGCGTTTTTAATCCAGACGATGCACTGCTTGAGATCCCATCCGGAATCTTTGAATGCCATTCGAAAGTTCAAACCTTCCGAGTCGGCGTGACAAACATATATGGCCGCGCCTTCTTTGCAAACAGAATACATCGACGTGAACGCCTGCAGCAAAAACTGATAAAAGGCTTTGTCCTTCATATTATCGTTTTTTATTTTTAAACCCGTTCCTCCGGTGTAATCGACGTTGTACGGCGGATCTGTAAATACCATGTCGGCTTGCAATCCATCCATTAGTAATTCGACATCGGCCAGGGCTGTGCTGTCTCCGCAGAGCAACCTGTGCCTGCCGAGTTTCCATACTGACTTCAATTTAGTTATTGGCTGGTCTATTTTTTCAAGCTCTTCATCGACATTGAAATCATCTTCAAAAGCCTCTGGTTTTGACGTAAAGCCAAAGCGCTCCATTTCAAAATGTGCCTCGGCTAAATCGTCAAGCTCCTCGAGCAACAGGCCAGTATCCCATTCCGAAAACTCCGCCGTCTTATTGTCAGCTAGTCGGAAAGCCTTTATCTGTGTATCGCTAAGGTCGTCCGCTATTATGCACGGCACCTCTTCAAGCCCGAGAGATCGCGCAGCTAAATAGCGGGTGTGACCAGCGATTATCGTTCCATCCTTGCCGATTACAATCGGCACTTTAAATCCAAATTCTTTTATACTAGCCTCAACCTTGTCGACTGCGGCAGCGTTTTTTCTTGGGTTTTTATCATATGGCTTTAGTTCTCCAAGTCTTACATTTACGACATTCATACCGTCACCAAATTTTCAGTTAATAAATCGAAGAAATCCTACGCTGAGGTTCAGCATCCGGTTAAATGTGAAGGGATGTAAGGATTTACCATGCCCCCCGGGTCCTTCTTTCTTCCATGCAACACCTCATGGCAATCCCGGCATAAGCTCATCATGTTACTCTCATCCAATCTTGCCCCGCCTTTGTCAATTGGTCTAATGTGATGCACAACCTCAGCAGGCTTGATCGATCCTTTGCCTTCGCACATCTCACAGAGAGGGTGCGCGCCGAGATACATCTTACGTGCCTTTGCCCATGTGCCGTCATACCCTCGCTCTGATGCCGGTGCCCTGTCTTTGTTCCAGCTTGCCCTTCGTTTTTCCGCTGCCTCGCCTGCGTGCTCCGTGCAGTACCCATCATGGGTCAGGTTTTTGCATCCGTGATGCAGACAAAAGCGTAATGATTTACTTGGCATGATGTCTCCCGTAAGCCCGGCGCTCGGGGACATAGGACGGAAAGGATCGCCCTGTATTAAGTTGCTCCCGATATTAACGCCGGTGTCCTAGTAAGCTATTT